TAATGAATGAACAAGAATCATGGATGAATCGCAAATGGCGTCCAATGATGGGTTGGACTTATATGGCTATTTGCATTTTAGACTTCGCTCTCTTCCCAATCTTATGGTCTATTCTACAAGCATACTATGATGGGCAAGTTGTTAATCAATGGGATCCACTAACACTTAAAGGTGCTGGTCTGTTTCATATGGCAATGGGTGCTGTTTTGGGAATTGCAGCATGGTCTCGTGGACAAGAAAAGATCGCAGGAGTTACTACACCCCCAACCCTAAATACTAGACCGATTCTGAAAGAGCCTGAAGATCCACCCTTTCGTAATACTAGGAATGACTAATGAAAATTGATGACTCGTTATCTGAAGTTTTTGAAGTGAAGACTATGACACCTACTGAAGTAATTGATAAAGATGGTGTAATTGTATCGCATTCAAATAATAAAATTGAAGATGATTATGAAGTAACTCGTAATAATCTTCGTATCCTTTTACAACAGGGACAAGAGGCACTACAAAAGTCTTTGGATGTGGCTATGCAGTCAGAGCATCCTCGTGCTTTTGAAGTTGTTGGAAATCTAATGAAACAGCTGGCAGACATTAATCAGCAATTATTAGATTTACATCAACAGAAACAAAAATTAGATGAGCCATCTAAGGCAGATAAAGCCAAACAGGTTACAAACAATGCTATCTTTGTAGGTAGCACTGCTGAGTTGAATAAGTTAATTAAGAATATGGCTAAAGGAGAATAATATGGCATTACCGATGATGAGTGCACCGACCTATACAATGGTCGTGCCCTCGAGTGGAGTGAGTGTGAAGTTTAGACCTTTTCTTGTAAAAGAAGAAAAGGCACTATTAATCGCACAACAGAGTGAAGATGTTGGTGTTATGATTCAAACCCTAAAGGGAATCATTAACACTTGTGTATTAGATAAACTAGATGTTGATAAACTGGCGACATTTGATCTTGAGTATATGTTTACTCAAATTAGAGCGAAGTCTGTTGGTGAAATTATTGAGTTAATATTCCCATGTGATATCGACCATGGAGAAGATAACGAAAAGGCTAGAGTTAAGGTTTCTATTGATTTAACTACATTGATTGTAGAAAAAGATCCAAATCATAACAATAAGATTAATCTTTTTGGTGATGTCGGAGTCGTTATGAAATATCCAACTATGGATGTTATGAAACGATTAGAAAATCTTGATGCAAATGACTTAGATAAAGTCTTTGGTGTAGTTGCAGATTCTATCGACTACATTTATCAAGGTGAAGAGATTTTCTACGGTAAAGAACAGAAACACGAAGAGTTGTTACAGTTTTTAAACAATCTAACCTCTGAACAGTTTGTTAAGGTTCAACAATTCTTTGCTACAATGCCAAGAATTAAAAAGGAAATAGAATACACTTGCCCTGTTTGTCAAAGACAACACAGGAAGATGCTGGAGGGCATGCAAAGTTTTTTTTAATTAATCTTTGTCATGAGAGTTTAGCGAATTACTATAAAATGAATTTCGCTCTGATGCAGTACCACAAATACTCGCTAACGGAACTTGAGGAAATGATTCCGTTTGAAAGAGAAGTGTATGTTTATATGTTGATTGAGTATCTAGAAGAAGAAAAGAAAAGAATCGAATCTAAAAGAAGGTAAAAGATGGCAGTCATAACAGCATCACCTAAAAATTTCGTTAGACTTATCGAGTTACAGGAAACTGCAAACGAAAATCTATTTACAATGCGTAAGTTGATGGAAACATCACAACTTACTCAAATAGCGACTTTAGTTGAAACTAAAAAGATTGATGATGATGGAGATCGCCAAGAAAAGATTGAAGCGGATGCTCTTGAGACAGATAAACAACTATTAGCAACTCAGAAAGAAATGCTTGCCAATATGAAAGAGCAAGCAAGAGTCCGTGCTGAAGAAGCAGAAGCATTAGCCACTATGGCTGAAGGAATGAAGACATTTAAGACGATCGGTGAACGAATCGGTGATCTGAAAAAAGGATTTACTGAGAAATTCAGTATGTCTGGTATTATGAAGTCTTTAAATGTTGGTGGTGTTCTTAATAAGTCTATTGCTCGTGAAGATTTTATCAAACAGCAAAAGGCAATCGATCCTACTAAATCTCGTTCAGAGTTAGCTGAAAGTTTTAAGGGTGCACAAAGAGCATCTAAAGATATTAAAAAGAATGAAGCAGAACTAGCAGAGTTTAAAAAGACCACTGGTCTATCTGATGCAGATTTAGGTAAAACTGCAAAGGGTAAAGAACTTCTTGCAAAAAGAGAATCTCTTACTTCAGAATACTCTAAGTTTGATTTAAGATCTCAATTCGTTAAACAAGGTGACGCAGAACAAACTCCTACTGCTGCATTTGCTTCTGCTGGTGAACAGCAAGAGATGGCGAATGAACAACTAAAAGTTCAAGGTGCACAATCAGATCTCTTAGCAAAGATAGAAGAAAATACTCGTCCAGGTGGAACACCAACTACTAAAGCAGAAAGTGGTGAGAGTGGAGGTGGTGGATTACTTGGTGGTATTGGTCTTGGTATGAAAGCACTTGGTAGTGGCATTCAAGGATTGATGAGTGGTGCAGGTAAAGGTATTGCTGCATTCCTTCGTGGTCTTGCTATTGGATTAGCGTCTCTCGCAAATCCAGCTACTTTAGTTGGACTTGGTGCGATAACTCTTTCTATTATGGGTATTGGTAAGGCACTTGAAATGGCTGCACCATTTATGGAAGCATTTGCTCCAGTCTTAATGAAAGTTGTTGAAACAATTCAAACTGTATTCGTTGCAGCTATTGAAAAGATTCCAGAAACTATCAGAGCAATCGGTGAAGTCATCATGGGAGTTATCGGTGCGATTTCTGATTCTATTGTAGCAGTAATTGATGCTATCACAAGCAGTATAGAAAGATTAGCAGCAATTGATGGATCAAATCTACTTCAAGTTGGTGCTGGATTAGTAGCAGTTGCTGCAGGTATGGCTGCATTTGGTGCTGGCTCTGCCGTTGCTGGTGTTGGTAATCTCGTTGGTGGATTACTCGGTGCAGTAACTCCAGGTGGATCTGCGATTGACCAAATTATGAAATTGGGTAACAATGGTCCAAATATTGAAAAAGCAGGTGTCGGTGTAGAAAAACTCGCAGCTGGTATGAGTGCCTTCTCTGCTATTGATACAGATAAAATTAAAGCAATTGCTGCATTGCCAGTAGAAAAAATTGCAGCTATGGGTGCTGCAATGGGTAACGCTGGATTGGTAAATGGTAAGTCTGCTGAGAATCGTGCACTAGACGCTAAAGCAGTTGGAGGTGCTGGTGGAAATACTTCAGTGGTTGCTCCAACAATTAATAATACAACTCGTCAGACACAACTAATTAAACCACCAGTAAGAAATCAAGAGTCCTCTGTTGGCTCTTGGCTACGAAGCAAATACTCATAAAAAAAGGGATCTTTACGATCCCTTTTTAATTTCTACTCTAAAGATTAATCTTCTTTAGCAATCTTCTCGAAGTAAGACATAACATCATCGTCATCATCGTTAATCTCAGGCATCTTTGGTGCTGGCTTTGAAGCAACCTTTGGTGCAGATGCTACTGGACGATCTTCTTGTTCAGCAATCTCTGCAGCAGACTTGCTAGCAAAAGAATCACCAGACAAAACTTCATTGAGTTTCTTTTTCAACTCATCATAAGATTTGAAGTTTTTACGATCTGTAAACTCAGACAACTTGTGTTGTGCATTTACGATAGCCAATAGTTTTTCTTCATTATCAGAAACTGCTACTGGTTCGCTGAAACCTGACTCATCATAGTTTGCGTAACCATCTTTCTTACGCATACGGAGTTTGAAGTTTGCACCTTCCCACAAATCAAAGACATTGACTGGCTTCTCGTCTTCAAAAGTTGGACGAGCCTTGTCCATAATCTTGTCAAAGATTTTCTTGCCGAATTTAAACAAGAATACCTTACCCTCGTTTTCAGGATGCTTTGGATCTGATACAATCAGAACATTGGCAATGAAAGAGAGTTTACGCTTTTGCTTGCGAGCGATTTCTTTGTTGGCTTCAGAACCAGAGTTCCAAAGAGTGGTGTTCAACTCACCAACAGGATCGTTCTCACCAAGAGTGGTCAAAGAGTTTTCAATATACCACTTTCCAGTTGGACCTTGGAAGCCATGAGAAAAGATTCGAACCCATGGAAGTTCATCACCTTCTACTCGTGGAAGAAAGCGAAGTGTGGCTGTGCCATTACCTGCTTTGTCACCTTCCAATCGCCAAAAGCGATCGTCAGCATATGACTTTGTTTCT